TATGGTGTCTACATGCCTTGTTGTATGGCAACTGTTGATCATCCTCATGATGGATGTTGGCATGGTGCAAAGTCAGATTTTCCTGCACCAAAAGTAAGCGAAGTTTCACCTTCTGAATTTTTTTATTCAGATTACATGAAGCAATTAAGATCTGATATGAGAAGTGGTGAAGTAACTCCACTTATCAATAAAGTTTGTGCGAATTGTATTAATGAAGAGAAAAAAGGTGGAAAAGGATTAAGAACACCATCTTGGAAAGAACCATTAGGCAGAGCTTTATCAGTCAAATTAAAATTGTATGGTAATGTGTGTAATTTATCATGCTACATGTGTAGGATAAAAGATTCAAGTTCAAGAATAAAACAGACTGAAAAATTAATGGAAATTGATCCTGAGTTTGGTGAGATGCTTGAGTATGATAAATTGACTTATGATATGAAACATGGTGGTGTCAATTATAATGTTATAGAAGATATAAAAAAATTAGCACCAAAAATAGAAAAGATATACATTATTGGTGGCGAACCATTCATCATGCCTAGACATTATGAAGTATTGGATGCACTTATTGAAATTGGTCAGGCAAAAAATATAATTCTGAAGTATCACACAAATCTTACAAAATTAGAGTGGGAGGGAAATCATATTTTTGATTACATAAAACAATTTTATGAATGTGAAATTAATTGGTCATTAGAAGGGTTGGGAGAGCAAAATGATTATATAAGATTCGGATCAAACTGGGAATCAAACTTAGAAAATTATCATAAAATAAAGAAACATGCAAGGGTTTGGGCAAACGTATGTGCCTCATCTTTGTCAATTTTGTCTCTTGATAAGACTATAGAATGGATGAAGAGTGAGGATCTTGAATATTCAATTAATAATATTCAAGAACCTAGACCATGTAGGATTGATTCACTTCATCCAAAAATAAGAGAACAACTCCTCCCCATATATAAAGGCACAATATTAGAGAGTGAGTTATCAGCAGAGGTAGAGGATTGGGAAGAGAGATGGGAAGAGTTGTTGAGATATCTTAAGGCACTTGACAAAGTAAATAAAACAGACTACACTAAGGTTTTTCCTTTATTGAATATAAAATAATATGCCTAGACTATCATCAGAAAAATTTTACGAGATAATAAATAATTTATCTGGAACGGATAAGTTTAATAAAGAAAAATTAGAGAGAAGAATACCAAGGGTTGAAAATTGGCATCATGGTAAAAACAAAACTTGGAAAAAATTATATAGAAAAAAATCTGTTTCCCCACAACCAGATAATTTATATGAATTATATTTGGACAAACCTACAATCAGAGTATTAAATATACATGCACATAATGGATGTAATTTAGCATGTAAGGGTTGTAATCATAATAGTTCCTTTCTTGCACCGGGTAGTTCAGTGAATGTTGATATGATGATCAAAGATATAGAGACAATCTTACCAAGAATAAATGTATGGTCACATATAAGTGTGTTAGGAGGTGAACCACTTCTTGAACCAAGATGTGAAGAATTATTGACTGCTGTGGAAAAAAATTATGATGGTCGAATAAAATTATATTCTAATGCAACCTTACTGTACGAAAATAGGGAGTGGATAGTAAAACATATGAATAAAGGTGTCAAACTTTATGTGTCCCTTCATACTAAACCCACATCAAAATCAGGAAAAATACTCTACAGGAATGTAGAAAAATTTATTGAATATGCAAAAGATAAAACTGATTTGCAAGAACATTTACATATAAATGAAGCATGGGCAGATATATGGTTTGATATTGTAAAAGATGAGGGAGATAAAATTTACCCATTTAATGATAATAATATTGATGAAAGTTGGAGCAATTGTACTTGTCCTAACCCACAATTGTATGCAGGTATGATTTGGAAGTGCCCTATAATTGCATATCTAAGAGAAACAATTTCATCCACAGGACAACTTGATGATCCTGCATGGAAACCTTATTTACAATATCTTGGCACTCCCGTTGATGCACCAATAGAAGATTTATTTAAGATGGCAGATCAAACATTATTACCACACAAAATGTGTAATATGTGTCCATCAAATCCTGAATGGCACTATGCTCATCAACAAATAGAGGCAAGTAAAAAAAATAAAGTAGGGCAATTCGTATACGATTGATATGAACTGCGTCACTTGCATAAAGATAGGAAAAAAATATCCTCCTATCTACGTCAACAATTTATATAAAGCGATAAGGAAACAATGTGATCTTGACTTTATATGTTTTACGGATGATCCCTCTGGCATCGATCCAAATATAATTGTATATGATATGCAACCTCTTGTAAAAGACTCATCCAGATGGAAGAAGGAAGATCCTTGGTATGCACAATATGTCCCACATTTAGCAGATGATCCAAACATGTGGATGAATTCTAAAATGAATCTTTTAGGTACTTTTTCTTGGTGGCCAGCATGGAATAAATTAGAACTATTTGCTCGTGAGGAATTAGATAAGTATGAGAAGAAAATATTTTTTGATCTTGATATGGTCATTCAAGGTGACATCAAACCTATACTTGATTTTGAAACTAATTTCGCACTTACACCTGCAAGATGGAAGTCAGAAGAGTGGGCGAATAAAAAAAATAAATCATATGTTGAAAAAAATAAGATGCCTAAATTTACATGGACATCAACCTGTATTGTTTGGAAAGATGTCAAGTACATTTATGAACAGTACGTGTCAAATTGGCGAAGGTATGCTAGGATGTATAATGGAATAGATGTCTACTTACATGAAAAACATTTATCTGAATTTCAAATTCTACCAAAGATTTTTTATTCTTATAGAGAGGGATCTGAACCAGAACACTATCGCGATTCTGGAGATAAGAAGGCTTATTGCAAATACATGCCAGAGTATTCTGTCTGCAACTTCCATCAAAAACCTGACATCCACGAACTAGATCATGAAAACATCCTATACAAGATATGGAATGACACCCTATGATACCTATAAAATATATCTCGCGATGAAAAGTCACTTCACCAGAGAAAAGTATGATTACTTTCAGTATGGTGGTAAGACAAATGCTAGTCTGGATTCATTTTATAAGAGAAAGGATAGATATTTCTTTGAGAAAACATCGAGGAAGTATCCTGATGAAGAGGTCAAACAATTCTTCGTTGCTAATTTTGTAGAGTCAAGTGATCCTCAAAGTCTTTGGATAGGTACGATCGCAAGGACAGGTGACACAACCTATTCAACATGGCAGAAGAGACAGCAGAGTTTATACTACAAATTCACTCAAGAGATAGATGAATTATGTAAGGTTCCTTTTACAGAGTGGTTCATAGGTAAGGGGCACCCACACATACTCAAGTGTCATTTAAGAGATGAGTTGAGTATTGAGAACATGATAATTTTAGATAAGGTTTTTGGATATAAGAAAAATTTTGATAAGATCTTGACTGACCCTGTATGGGAGAAAATCAGTATGAAAATGCATAAGTATTCACCCTTTCTAAATATTGATATATTTAAATACAAAACTTATCTAAAGGAACAACTGTATGAGTAAATTCTTCAGATCACAGATCATTCAAGAAGAAATGCAGGATATATTTGAGACACAGAAAGACCTTTATGCAGTCATCATGAGATTTCCTATGATGACTGTCGAAGAGCAGAGAGATCATATGAAAAAACTTATATCACTTATTGATAAGCAAGAAGTTATGTGGACAAGGTTATCACTATCAGATGACCCTGAAGCAAAAGAAATGAAAGATAAAATTCAGATGACTTCTGCTGCAATGGGATTCAAAAACGTTAATATGAACACAATATTTAATAATATGAGACAGACATTAGAGAATTTGTCTGACAAATTACATACATAATACTAATATTACACATTATTTTATGTTATCTACCGCATATCGTCTACGGTTAGTGGACATCTGCAAATCTATTGCAGCAGGAACAGAAGTTAGTATAGACGACATGATATGGGCACAGAAATTGGCGAAGGCAAATACATCAGCAAGAGGTATGTTACAGTCAGCTAGACGATTAGCGTCAAGTGATGACGATTCTTTTCTTAAACACTTGAATTTAGGAGACCCCGATTCAAGGAGACATAGAAGGGGTTTCACAGATGCAAGTGATATAGTGGACTGGTTTAGACCTGATAGATCAGACGACTGGAGGCAAAGGGATTGAAAAAAATAATAGAGAATATTAGAGAGTGGATTCGCCTTGAAAAAGAGTGGTGGATATCAGAGGTCTTTATGTTTTTGCAAGCACCTCCAGAACCAGAACCAGAAGAGGATGAGGAAGAAGAAGACTAATGTGGGAATTTTTTAAGTGGGCATGGGATTTACCGTGGAGTGAAGGTATTCCTTTACTCGGTTGTCTATTTGTATTCTGGTACGGAAAGAAATGGATAGACAAAAAATTTGGTACAGATTCTTTTAGTAAGAGGCAAAAAAGAGAACTCAAACAGATTGTCAAAGAAGCAATACAAGAGACAAAATTATGAGTTGACATTACCTAAATAGTATGTTACATTACACTTGTGTATGATTTATGCAAGGTGTTAATCCACCAATCTACTCAATCCGACGAATCCAATTAATCAAACTAATGTCATTCGCAAATCTAAAAAAACAGTCAAGACTAGGCAGTCTCACTTCTAAACTTACAAGTGAGATCGAAAAGATGAACAAAGGCACAACTAATGGTGCCGATGAGCGTCTTTGGAAACTAGAAGTTGACAAAGCAGGTAACGGTTATGCTGTAATCCGTTTTCTTCCTGCACCCGACGGGGAAGAACTTCCATGGGCAAAGGTATGGTCACATGCTTTTCAAGGTCCCGGAGGTTGGTACATTGAGAACAGTCTCACCACACTAGGTCAAAAAGATCCAGTGTCGGAGTACAACAGACTACTATGGAATAGTGGTAGTGATGAAGATAAAGATCAAGCAAGAAAGCAGAAGAGAAAACTCTCATATATTTCTAACATATATGTCGTAAAGGATCCTGCTAACCCACAGAACGAAGGTAAAGTATTCTTATACAAGTTCGGTAAAAAGATCTTTGATAAGATAACTGCAGCAATGCAACCGGAGTTTGAAGATGAGGAAGCAATTGATCCATTTGATTTCTGGCAAGGTGCTAACTTCAAGTTGAAGGCAAAGAATGTTGCCGGATATAGAAACTACGATTCAAGTGAGTTCACAAAAACCGAGGCATTATTGGATGACGATGATGCATTAGAAACTCTATGGAAAGGACAATTTTCATTGGAAGAGTTCACTAAGGCAGATCAATTCAAGTCCTATCAGGATTTGGAGAAGAGAATGAATGCTGTATTGAATCCTACGAGCACAAGAAAGTCACTCGACCCTGAAACTTTTGATGAGCAAGAGGAAGTTACCCTCAAGTCTCATGATCAGATTAAGGAAGAGGTAAGTGTTGTCAAAGAACCAGTCGCTGTGGCAGCAGATGATAACGATGATGCACTCTC